CTACTTACTCCACTATCCGTGACTCGTCTACAATTGCTAACCCTTCGTAGACGCTCGTGTTATCTCGTTTAATCATGTAACGCATATGAGAGTCGTAACCCTCGACAACGCCACTAATTAAGTTGCCCGAAATATCTGTATAGGTAACTCGTGTGCCTTCCGTTTTCATATTCACCCCCGTTCCCCTTTCGTAAGTTGTATCTATACCGTATCACACTTAGTTACCCTTGTCAAGTACAATCTTTGTGAAATATGTCACACCCTCAAACCCAACACCTGTACGCTTGTGAACACATTCACAATGTAAGGCTAACCTAACACAAACATATGTTCGCTTAACTCTTTCGTGCTGTCGGGTGATTCGCTTTGCTTCGCTCCCTTCGCACCTGCTTCCAACTACTAATCGCAAAAGGTGTAACCCATAACAGGCAAACCCCAACGAAAACAAGCACACTAAATACTTCATTCATCACTATTCACCTCCTCGCCTTCTTTTACTCGCTCGTCATGGCATTGCTCACAAAAGTATGAGCCATCTATCGGGTCACAATAAACCTCGTAACGGTATTGAGCGCAATCAAAACACTGTCTTAAGACATTCATTGTAGATAGTCTCATTGTGCTGTCTCCCGTTCTGCTAGTTGTTTATATTGTCTAACTTTGCAAGCGTGCTCAAGCCAGTATTGCCCGAGCGCGTCGCTCCTGTACGCTTTGGCGTTTCGTTCTGCTCGTTTCGCTTCTGCTTCGTATGCTTTTAGTATCGCTTTCATGTTTAGTTGTTTTGTGCGTGGCATTAGTAACTCCTTATCTTTTGCTCAAGTTCGGCAATAAGGGTTTGTTGTGCGAGAGTTTCTAGTTTTAATGCTTCTATCTTCTCCTGTGCTCGTTCTAAATCTATTTCCAAATAATACTTTTCGCAGTTCATCATCTCCCAATTGAATGCTGGCTCGCTCTCTGCTACCCTGCACACTTCCGCGATTACCTGATTTGCTAGGGCTATCGCCTTATCTGAGGGTGCTCCGCTTTCGAAAGTCCACGAATAGTTATTTGCCTCGCCTACCCATACCCCGTTATTTTTTACGGCGTGTCCTGCGTGCATTGTGCGGGTGCTCCCGTTCAATGTGAGAGTACCCTCCACTCGTAGCCTGTCTGCCGTGCTCATGGTGTGCACCCTTAGTGCACCTTTTGCTTTTGGTGATTCGACAGTTACGCATAGGTGTTGCCTTTGGTCGTAACCATCTAGTCTGTCTGTCCCTGTAATTTTTACTAGCATTTATTCCCCTTTTCTATGTTGATATGTTTTACTGTACTACACTTAGTTAGTCTTGTCAAGTAGCGTGACATTGCAGTCAGCGTGCCAAGTCTCACCGTCACCCGATACAGGCGTCACCTTGTAATCGAGATGACCATAGCGCGAGCGTGCGTCAAGTATTAAGACCGCAAACCTCAACGGCGAGCCCGATACTGTGAGCATTGCAGTCTTGCCTATGTTCTGCTTGAGTTCTTCTGCGCTGGTCATTGCTTGCCCTTTTCTTGTTGTACTTTAATTGTCCAACGGTCTTCTGTGTTTGACTTTAAAACCCAGCCCTTCTCTTTAGTCCAGTAATAAACAGATTTAGATTTTTGCTTTTCCCATTTATATTGATTCATTGCTTGCCCTTCTTTTGTTGCTGTGTCATTCCGCCGACATACTCGCCGACTTTATACGCGAGGTAGATAACCCCGACTAGTGCGAGCATTACTATTCCCGCGAAATTATCGTCCACTATCATGACGCGCTCCTTTGTTGCCTTTGTGTTCTTTGGTCTTCAAAGTTCTGCCACCATACTTGTTTTGTGGCACATTGCTTGCACCTTCCGCCTTCGACCGTGCCCGCTTGCCATACCGTACCGCGCACGATACGCCCGCATAGCGAAGTCCAAGCGCCCTGCTTACCTTCTAGTTGCTTACCGTAGACCACAAAGTGAGTGAGTGTTCTCTCGCTGTGTGTCTCCGTTTCTATTGCGTACTGCTCCATTATTTGCCCCTTTTCTTTTGTTATCACGACACTATTGTGTCGCTAGTCCCTAGTCCGAATTGAATCGGCACGCCTTAAGCGCTAGGGGATATCTGCTAACCGTAGACCACCTCACCGAGTAGCACCATCTGCACGATACTGTCAGCGTCTAGCGCGTCTAGGTCGCAGTCTTCTGGCGGTAAAAGCCCCAGATAGACCCCTGACAACTTACTGAGCACCTCGGTGTTCATTCTTCCGTATTCGGGGATAGATTCTTGGCTAAATTCTCCCTTGCCAACTTTCGCTACAAATTCGGCAATAAGTTTCCCGTCGATTTTTAACGGGTTTTCGCTGTAGCCTGTCTCTGAATCTTCGTCTAAACGGTAAACCGTAGCCGAGGCGTATGAAATTTTCTCGCCCAACTCGTAGTCCCCATTCTCTGAGCCCCATGTGAGCCCGTCTTCTGATATCACCCAACTAGCCATGCCACAATGCCCGCCTTCGTATGCGGTAATGAGAATATCGGCTGAAAAGTTGAGCAAGTTTCGCTCTTCTATCATGTTTTCCCCTATCTTTTGGTTGATGTTCTTCAGTCTTGCGACTTTGTGCCTAGTGTCGCTATGACGCGACTACCCCCGAGAGGCTAGGCGATATCTCAATGGCTATCTAGTCCGCAAGCCTCTTCGAACTTCTCGCTATTGAATGCCATATTGTCATACGCGAGACACTCGCTAAATGAATAAATCATCTCGGCGAACTCGGCTTTAGCCGTTGCGCTTGCGTCCCTATGTTTTTTAATCACCGAAGCGATTAATTGATAATCTTTCCTAGTCATTGCTTGCCCCTTTTCTAGTTTTCTGACCTCGTCAGTGAGAGAGAAACTCTCAGACCCCTTGCGGGGTTTCGGTCTAATTACCCCTCAAAAATGAAACCGTCGAGCGCCTGCCTCGTTGCTCGAGCACTCGACACAAAGCCGAGCCCGCATGACTCGATGTACTCGCCCGCCATCTCTTTGCAACTGTAGTGGTTCGCATCGCTCCACAACTCGAAAGCCTGTTCCTTCGACAACTCGACGAAGTAATGCGTTTTAGTTTCGCCGACTTTCACAGCGTCGAGGTCGAGCAAGTCACGGCTCGAATGGTCCTCGATGAACCTCTTTGGAACTCGAATTCTTTGATTCATTCAATTCCCCTTTGTTTATATGGTTTATATCCTTACACCTACAAGCATAGGGGTAAAACGACCCCATTGCAACCACCAAACACAAAAAATCTTTTATGACACTTGACACACTGTAAGGGCAACCTAACAAAACCAAAACAAGTTGAGCAAGCCAAAAGATGTTAGGCGAGCCTTACAAATAATTACTTCTATGGCTGTGGGGTTGTTTTTTTTGTGGCGAGATGGCTACTCTCTGTGGGGAGAACACTTGTTTGGCGAACATATGTTCAAGAAAACACAAGCACACAAGCACAAACACACAAACACAAGCGCACAAACTGGGGCATATGCCGCGAGACCCCACCCACATACATAGATATATGCGTTTTCAATATTCACACTCTAGAAAAAAACGGCAAAAAAAAGATGGGTTGTTGAGAGTATTTTTGGTGGCGGGGGGTGTGGGTTTTTTGTGGGTTGGTTTGTGTTTTGTTGTGGGCAAGCCGCTTGCGGCGCGCCAGTTGTTTTTGGGTTGACAGCCGAGATGGGTGTTTGCTTCCCCCCACGTTTCACCCCTGAGGGTTGGTAGCCGTAAGCCAAGATTTTTAGCCGACACCATGATTCTACTAGTTGACGTTAGTTCGCTGCTCCTTCACATGACATGAAGGTCTACCCCAGTTCCCTGGTGTTAATGCCCCGCACCTTGCAAGTGGTGTACAGCCGTGAAGATTACTGTTTGTTTGCCGTCTTCCCGACGGGTGTGTTGTTGAGTGTAGTGCACATTTTTTTTGTTTGCAACTATTTGTGGTAACATTTTTTTTCTGATGGGTACTCGCCGTAATGTTTCGTCTGCAGATAAGGCACGTTTTTTTCAGGCGATAGCAGCGGGTTCTAGTATTTTGGATGCTTCACGTATTTCTGGTATTCATGTGAATACTGGGTCTCGGTGGTTGAAGAATTCGAAAGCGGTGCAGGCTCGCCGTGAGGACGCGGAGTTTCATGCACGGAAACATTTACGTGACCAGGGTGGGATGCAAAGGTATGCTGATAACGATTTGGCTGAAGCAGCCGATTTACCACCAGCCGTACCGTTAGACAGATTGTGTGATGCGGCTAAACGCGGCTTAGAAGACTTCGACTTTTTTAGAAAATATTATTTGGGTAGGGTTCCGTCGCCGTGGCAAGTAGAAGCAGCAGTCACCCTTGTCGAGTTACTTGAGGCTGAAGAAAAAGAATTCGTTGTGTTGAATGTGCCGCCAGGTGCAGGCAAATCAACCCTATTCCACGATGTAGCAGTATGGGCAATAGTACGCAACCGTGCAATCCGAGTAATGATTGGCTCAATTTCACAAGCGATGGCTAAACAATACTCGCGGCGCATCAGAGAAACCCTTGAAAGACCAGCACCAATCCAACCTGACCCTGAACTGGTTAAGAAAGGGTTGGCGGTCAACGCCGAAGGATGCCTCTCCATCGACTACGGGCGGTTTAAACCATCAGACAAAGGTGCATTGTGGCGAGCAGATGAGTTCATTGTTGAACAATACGACGGTAATGGGCTAGACAACAAAGAACCAACAGTCCGTGCGTACGGTATCGACGCCGAATTCATCGGACACCGCGCAGACCTATGCCTGTTCGACGACGTTGCATCCACCGAGAACTGTCGGGAGTCTGTTGCCCGCGACAAACTTTTAGAAAGATGGGATTCGATGGCTGAAGCACGATGCGACCCAGGTGGTCTACTCGCAGTAATCGGACAAAGACTCGGCTCAGGCGACTTATACGCCCATTGTTTAGCGAAAGTAACCTATGACGTCGAAGAAGAAGACTACGATGGGTCAGATGTTATCTTGCCTGAACACATTGCAAATAAAGAACCCACCAAGTCATCGAAATATAAACACATTATTTATCAGGCATACTACCCAGATTTGGATACTGGTCCTGCGTCAAGAAAAGTCACCGCCCCCGCATACCCTAACGGACCTCTACTCGACCCTAAACGACTTTCATGGAAAGATTTATCTTATCTCCGATACAACTCCCCCGAAAAATTTAGAATAATCTACCAACAAGAAGACCTCGCCGACGAAACATATCTAATAGACCGCACATGGATAACAGGCGGAATCGGCGCAGACGGCGTACTCTACCAAGGATGCATAGATAACGAACGCCAACACGGAATCATCCCCCCAGGACTAGCCCCACCCGTAATCTCAATAGTTGCAGTAGACCCATCCCCAACACAATTTTGGGCTCTGATTTGGATACTTTACCAGCCGACAACAAACCTCTATTACGTCATAGATATCGAACGGGTCAAACTCACCGCCGAAGAACTCCTCGGATACAACACCACAACCAGCCAATACTCAGGAATCATGGAAGAATGGCAAAACAGGTCAATGCAACTCGGCTACCCGATATCACATTGGGTAGTAGAAATCAACGCCGCACAAAGATTCCTGCTAGCACACGACTTCGTACGCAAATGGCAGGCATTACACGGAGTGAACGTACTCCCACACACCACCACCCGCAACAAACTCGACGAAAACATGGGCGTAGAAGCCCTACTCCCGCCGCTGTTTCGTTCAGGTGCGGTACGTCTACCAACAATGCGCGCAAACTGGAAAACTTTGGCGGCAGCCGACGAACTCGCGAAATGGACCCGCGACAAAAAAAATGGGACAGACATCGTAATGGCATTATGGATGGCGGTACTCAACATCCCGAACCTCACCAACATGAAAATGCCACCACGACAATGGCGCCCCAGTTGGCTACTGAAATAGTGTATATTAGACGTAGTTGCAACTAAAAGAAAGCGTGCTGGATGAAAACCGCAGAAGAAATAGTATCGCTATACAAATCACGCCAAGAAACACAAGGACCTATCCTCGCGCAAATGCGCCGAGTCCGCGACCTCGC